CAGCAGTATGTGTAAGTGTAATGCTGTAGTCAGCATTTAACGTAGCTGTAATTAATGTTCCGGCCAATGCTGTTTGAAATGCTGTTAAGAATGCATTGTAATCATGGGCGGCTGTGCTATTATCAGCGGAGAACGATACAGTAACTGCATTAGTTAATGTACTGCTTCCAACTTGAGTTACAGAGACTGTAAAGGTGTTTGTACCTGATGTAAATGTACTAGCAGTAATTGAACTAGAAGTAATTGTTGTTGCTCCGGCTGCTCGACGTGCATAAACTTTAAAGTCTGGAACGCCTGGAGTGCTACCGCTAACATTAGATTTAATAAAGATAGTTTCTTTTGCCAAATTGATGCCGCCACCGTTTGGATCTAAATTATACAAAGCTGTTTGACTGTCAGGATAGATAGGTGCTGTTTGTATTACCCACTTACCAGTAATTCCATTGTAACGTTTAACTACCCAATCTGCTCCGTAGTTTGGATTTGTTGTCTTAACCCAGATAGAACCCGTTGGATATCCGTTTACTGATGATAAATTATCAGCAGCCTTATAAACAGGTACTGATGTGTGTGCGCTAATAGTAGTTGCTGGAGCTTTATATGTTCCCGCAGTAACGCCTGCAGGAGTACATGCTGTTCCTGAAATTGCAATGTCAACACCTGTCGAGTACAATTGCAGTGTGTTATTTACGGCTGCGGCTGTTATTCCTAATGTAGTAACTCCGGTAGTTCCGTTGATAGCACTAACTAATCCAGTAAGCGTAGTAACACTTGTTAATGTTACACTAACAGTATTAATCGTTAAAGTATTGCTACTAAATGTAGGATTACTTGTTGTGCCAGCAATAGTAGGTCTACTCTTAGCCCAATTAGTTGTTCCTACCTCAACCCATGTTCCTGCGGCAGTATCTGTTACATCTTTTTTATACCAAAATGTAACAAGATTAGTAGTTGCTACAATAGCATAAGCACCAATTGCTCCAATACTAGATAACGGAGCTGGAATAGGGTCTGTAGTAGCTTTTGTAGAATCAGTAATAACTATTGGGGTTTTTAAACTAAATGTTTGTCCGCCTGCAATTGTGGCAGCGGCAGCATTCCATTCAAAAATGCCCCATTGGGTGTTTGCAGTATCTAACCAGAATGTACCGTCTGCAGGGTCGCCCTTTGGTGCAGATGAAAGTGCATTTAGCATACCTAAATCAATATCGGCACGTACTACATATGCACGATTACTTACTCCCAAATAACTATAAGCTGCCTGCAAGCCATATTCGTTTTGTTCGCCAGCATGTACTGGGTTATTGCTTGCATCAGTTTTAAATATTGGTGTACCAAATGTGTCCGACAAATCTTTCTGACTAGTTAACAAATATACATTGCCTGCATTTGCTTTTAATGTTCCAGGAGCTGTACCAGTACCTGCTCCATTTTGTTTACTTTCTGCTGAAGTAACAATGATCAAGGGGACTGTGCCCGGTGCGGCTGGTGTATAGAAACTTTCATCTATAACTGATACGCTTACGCCTGGTGAACTAAGTTGAGCCATATTTTAATCTCCATGAATACGAGTTCTAATTGTATTTAGTGGATTTTGGTTTTTTACCCTTAATACACCTCAGAGAAAAGGTTCAAAAAAGGCTTAAATAAAATATGAGACCACTTTGTTCGTGCGGCCGTGGGCCTGTAGCTGTTAACTACTATAAGGAAGGCAAGCCTTACTACCGTAGTCAGTGCGGTGCATGTAGTCGAGGTGTTAATTTACCTCGATGGCAAACTGCTGGATATAGAATAAAATCAGTATGTGATAAATGTGGATTCAAATCACCACATAAAGAAGTATTTGCTGTATTTCACGTAGATAGTGATCTAAATAATTGTCGCCATACTAATCTTAAAACAGTATGTGCAAACTGTCAACGTGTGCTACACAAAGAAGGTATTAAGTGGAAACAAGGTGATTTGGTACCAGATCTTTAATCTGGTCAAATAATGCATCTAATGTAGTATTGTTATCTAATATGTGATCAAAATTAGTGCCGATCCACGCAGTTTCGCTACTGTGAACTTTTAATACTTCTAATTTTCGTTTGCTTAGTGCCCAGTTAGAATTTCCATCGGGTCCTCGATTCGCGCTCACTGCGGCATCGTACCATTCAGGTTCATCGCCGCGAACAACACGTACAACAATTCCGCCTGCATTTTTTATTGATTTAATTTCATTAGGAAAACGACAATCTGAAATAACAATGTCGTCTTTGCTTGTGCGAAGTTTATTTTCCAAGCTGGCGATCCAGATGTCATCGTGGAAACCTCTACGACACACTTCTGTTCCCCAAAGTTGTAGCATTAAACGAGGAGTAAGGTCGGGCATTTCTAAACGTTCTGACCACCATGGATCAACTTGTTCACGCCATTCGCGAGCTTGTTTTGTACGACCTTCTAACATAGTGCGGTCCCAACCAAACACTTGCGCTACTGCGTCTTTAAGACTATTGGCAAACGATTCTCGTCTAAACCCGTGAAAGTTAACTAGGTAATCAGCAATAGTATCTTTTCCAGAACCAATAAAACCGCACACGCCTATAATCATAGCATCTCCTAACGATATGCTATTATATAACAGTTTTGTTACAAGGTCAATATATTTTTAACCAATTACAAACGTCATTGGAGTTCCGCCCGGTACATAATTTTCTAATTCTTTGTCTAAATTTGTCATCTCTTCTTTGGCTGCAGATAATAGTGCTGTACCATTTAATGTAATGCCGCCAGATCCTGGACCTGTTATGCTGGCAAATTTACTACGTGCTTCGCCAAGCATCATTCTACATAGAGCGAGTGTATAGTTTTCTAACCAATGTCTTGCGTATATATCTTGTAATAAAACCCAGTCGGGTCTAAAATTTTGACTTTTAATTAAAATTTGTTCACCTTGGGCAAACGGACGCTGTAAAATATTTAAAATGTGGCTGGTAGGTTTCCATTGAAATTCGATATAACTACCAAACATACGTCCTACTAATTTCTGATACCCTGAAAATAATTCGTATGTTGCAAGTCCGCCCATCATACTTCCGCTCATCATATACGTGTTTGTGTACGCCAAGTTGAATGGTTCGAACAATGTTCCACCTGCACCCATACCCGTTCTTGATCCTATTGCTCTACGAAATACGCTTTGAACATTAATAATTTCATCAGGTAATCGATATTCGTTAACGTCTTGAATAAGTTCAATAAAACTATAGCTCTCTTCTACAGAATTTGAGCTACGTTGACGAAATCTTGATAGAGCACGGTTTAGTGCCATTTCGTAGTGTTGAGGGTCTAATTCCACATCTACCATGCCATCGCCTAGCATTAATCTTACATATTCAAACACTTTGTTGCGTTCGATAACTGACGTCGATTGTGTTGTTGATGCTTGTTCTTCCATTAGATGTCCTCCACTCATATTTATGCGGCGATAAATATCATATGCCAAGACTCTCTCTATATAAACCGGAAAAAGGTGCGGATTACCGTTTCATAGACCGCCAAGCCAGCGAAATGTTTCAAGTTGGGGGTACAGATGTATATTTGCACAAATATCTAGGACCTAAAACTGATGCTGAGATGGGCCGCACTAGCGGTACTGCTGATCAGCCGGTAATAACAGACCATAATGTAGCAAACATACAAGATTTATTATTTCTTGAAAACCGTGATCGCAAATACGATCAAGAAATTTATAGATTACGGGGAGTTTATAATGTTGCAAATATTGATTTTAATTTAAGTCAATTTGGTTTATTTTTAGATAACGATACACTTTTTATGACTGTACATATTAATGATTTTATCAAGTACATTGGTCGTAAACCTATAGTAGGTGATGTTATGGAGTTGCCGCATCTGCGTGATGAATTTGCTCTTAACGATTACGATCTTAGTTTGCCTAGATATTATTCTATTGAAGATGTAGGTCGTGCTAGTGAGGGTTTTAGTGCTACATGGTACCCGCACTTATACAGATTAAAATTAAAGAAAATTACAGACAGCCAACAATTTGCAGATATTCTTGATAAACCAGCTAGTGATGATAGTAATTTAACTTTAAGAGAATTACTCAGCACCCATAATAAAGAACTAGCAATTAATGATAAACTTGTTGCTCAAGCAGAGATTGATGCGCCTGCTAGCGGATACGAAACTAGACAATTTTATACACTAGCTGTTGACGAAACTGGACGAACTTTACTGCAAACAGCTGATACTTCACAAATAAATGCCGCTACTGTATCTACAACTGATAGCGTTGATTCAGTCCCTGTTCGTAGCGGGTATAGCGGTTATTTACTAGGTGACGGTTATCCAGTAAATGGTTATGCGTTTGGTCACGGGATACAATTTCCTGAAAGTCCTGTTCAAAATGATTTTTATTTAAGAACTGATTTTATGCCTAGTAGACTATTTAAATTTGATAGTACCCGTTGGGTCAAAGTAGAAGATAGTGTACGAATGACTATGACTAATAATGATACAAGACAAACTCTTAAAACTAGTTTCATTAATAATACGAATACAAATACTATTGCCGGAGAAGTTGTTCAAGAGCGTCAACCAATATCTTCTGCATTAAAATATAAACCACAGGCGGATGTATAATGCTTCATTTTTATGACGGTCAAATTAGAAAGTATATTACACAGACTATTCGTGTGTTTAGTAACTTTGTGGTTAAAAGCGGCGACGGTACACTAACTAGAATACCTGTAATGTATGGCGATCAAGATAGGCAAGTTGCTAGTATTATTACTCAAAATTCTGAAAACAAAATTAATTCTGTTCCAAAAATTGCAGTGTATGTTAGTAGTTTAGACGTAGACAGAGACCGATTAGCTGACCAAACATATATTGGTAAAGTGCATATTAGAGAACGAGACTTTGACGGATCTAATCATTATACAAATAATCAAGGTAAAAATTATACTGTAGAACGATTAATGCCTACACCGTTTTTACTAAAATTAAAAGTAGATATATGGAGTGCAAATACTGATCAAAAATTACAAATACTTGAACAAATTTTAGTCTTGTTTAATCCAAGTTTAGAATTGCAAACAAATGATAATTTTGTTGATTGGACAAGTTTAACTGTTTTAAATCTTGATACTGTTACTTGGTCAAGCCGACAAGTGCCTATGGGGACTCAAACAGGTATTGAAATTTCTAGTCTTAGTTTAAGTACGCCTATTTGGATTAGTCCTCCTGCTAAAGTTAAACATCTTGGTGTAATTACACATATTATTACTAGTATGTTTGAGGGGAGTAGTGCTAGTCCAAGTGGATATATTGAAGGGCTTGGGCAAGATCTTGCCGACAGTACAATTTCTTTGTCAACATTATTGTCTGAGCAACATACTACAATTACTGATTATAAAATTTTAATTTATAACGGTGATGCTGTAATATTAGGACCAAGTGAGGATGCTATTCCTAGAGAACCCGGTATTGATCTTGCAATTAAACAAGGTATACCTATTGATTGGCATGCAGTTTTAAATTCATATCCTGGAAAGTTTATTGCTGGTGCAAGTAAATTATATGTTCTTCAATCTGACGGTAGTGAAGTAACAGGTACAGTTGCAATAAATCCTATGGATAGTACAATTTTAACAGTTAATTGGGATTCAGCAACTTATCCTGCTAATGATTATATTAATACAGATGGCAGTCGTCAAGCAGGTGGTGGCAGAAGTACTGGTACATTTGATGCCATTATAGATCCGTCTAAAGTATATCCAGGTAACGGCATGTCTAATGTAGTTGCAGGGGATAGATTTTTAATTATTGAAGATATAGGTAATTTAAGTAATATTGATGGCCCTGATGGATGGAAAAATTCAAACGGTACTAACTTTATTGCAAAGGCAAATGACATTATTGAATGGCAAGGTACTGCATGGCATATAATATTTGATGCCGCTCAGAATACTGACAATCTAATCTATCAAACTAATATATACAATGGTAAACAAATTCAATATAAGTGGAACGGGATTTCATGGGTTAAGAGTTTTGAAGGTGAATACGGAGTAGGATATTGGAGACTAGTGCTGTAAAAGATCGTATTGTTTGTAGTGGAGCATTGTTCTACGCAAAACCTACAGGTAGATTTTTACTTCTACAAAAATCTCAAGGAAAACATAAAGGTACTTGGGGGCTAGTAGGTGGCACTAATATTACAGGCGAAACTCCGTGGCAAGG